AACAATTCGGAACGGAATATCTGCACCTTTGACAATCTGTGCTGCTTTAAACGATGTTCCTGTCGCTGACTGCCACTCGCCAGACTTAATGTCCTTCGTGTGCTTATCGGCATCCTGCAAGTAATCATTTAATTCATCGACAGACCGGTTGATATTTTCATCATCCTTGCGGCTTACGCACTGTACTGGTTCTCCGTAGGTCTGCCCGGTCTTAAACTGCACGAACTCATAAGCGTGATTTTCCACAACTTTATTGATAATGTCGTCTCTTGACACTTTTGTTCGATATAAAATTGGCTGGTCGCCCTTGTAGTAATGCCAGAGATAATTGATTACCATTCTGTTCCAATAAAAATCACCAACGCACTTACTTATAACCTGTAAGATATTTTCGCTGGTGATTTCTTCTACATCTGTATACAATACTCTGCGACCATATTCTCCTTTTACGATATCTCTGAAAAACTTATTGTTTCTCGTTAAGATTCTGTCGTACATAAATTACACTCCAAACGTCACGCCACTGCTTGTAGTTCGCTTTTTGAGAGGTCTTACCCTTGCTTCACCTGTAGTACGGTTAAAAACGACTCTTATTTTGCAATTCTTGCACTGACGTGTAAGGTTGATTTTTGATTTTCCATCATGCGTCCCGACTTTGTGACCGCATTTCGGACAATATATGCTAATTACCATGTTTTCTCTCCTATACAAAAAAAGAACCGCCATTTACGACAGTTCTTTTTTCCGAATGTACCATACATAAAGAGGAATAATAAAACAGTATCATGGATTCTGTTTCCATTCTAATATTACCATATTAGAAACGGACATACAGGACAGTCAGGACATTCTTTGAAAATACCGTTCAAATTCTTTCCTTGCACTGTCCGCAGTGGCATATCTTCCTAGTTTTTCCGCTGTTTCCGTCCATGAAAGCCCATCGATATACTTCATGGTGATAATTCTTCGTATTCTGGAGTCGTCAATACCGGCAATGAACGTTTCAATCTCCATAACTTTCTCTTCTACATTGTTTTTCAACTGTTCATAGGACATTTTTACAGAAAGAAGTCTTGTTCTCTTCTTTTTATACTCTGGTATAGGGAATCCCTCTATCACAAAGTGCTGCGTACCGCCATTCCCACCGCTCACAGTGTCTTTTACTGCGCCTTCTGCTTCGATTTTTGCTATCTGAGCTTCCAGTCGATCTATTTTTGCTTCCAGTTCTGGTATTTCGCTTACCATGTCCGCATATTGTTCCAAAAACTTTCTGTCTACCATCTTCTGCCACCTCTGAATGGATTGCTAACCGCTTCTACTTTTGCCGGTTCCCATGTTCCCTCAATGAAATAAGCTAATGATGCAAGGCAGTCAGCCGCATCTTCATGCTTATTCTTTCCTTTGATTGTGAACGAATACAGGTTTCGCATAAATGCACGGTATTCCCTGCTTCTACACCCTACATCACGAAAATACCATTCTCTGATTGTTCCGGCTTTGTCCCAGATTCTCTGCGATTTTCTCATACTAGTCGGTGCATATTGTGATACAAGGTTGATTTTCTTGCCCTTTTCTCTGAGCATTTCGTCTACTTCATCCTTATACCCCTCTCCACCTTGGTTTGCTTCGAAAAACGCACTGCCTACGTCATGGTCGATAATCATATCCGTGACTTTTGGCTTTGTGATTTTCTTCTCTGAGCTATCAAACACGACATCATCAATATATACCGCACCGTCCTCATACATATAAGCTACGGCAAATGCCAGATTATCCTCTCCTCCAAGAGCCACATCACAGGCGGCAGTGATTCTATATGGTTCTTCTGTCGGGAGTACTCCGTTATAGAATTTCATATGTTCCGGGTTGAACACCGCACCATCTCTCTCGATTGGTTCTTGCTGACACTGCGCATACCATCCTGCCATGTCGTCATTTTCTTCGAACTTTGCACGTTCTCTACGGTAATACTCTGTGGAGAATCCTACTCCGTATTCATAATCGAAGTTGCTTTCATCTGTCACAGGGTCAAGAGCCGGTATCTTAAGCACATCCCAACGGATGTCCTTTGCTTCTGGATTGTTCTCCAGAAAGTCAAGCCTGTTCATATAGATATCATGAAGACTCCAGATTGTACCATTATAGACAACCTTGCACTTCTCTTTTTTACGCTTCATTACGTTGTTGTCGAAGATGATCTGCTTTCTTCTTAAGACATCCGGGCTTAACACGTCCTGGATTCCCTCAAGGATATCGTCAATGATAAGCCATCCCAAAGCACCATACTCACCATTCAGACCAGAAGTTAGACCTTTGCCGGACAGGGACTTATATTTTTTCTTTCGTTGCAAGTCCACCTTATTGTTTTTTGCGTCCGTGTCTATAATTATTGTTTCTGGAAACACATCAGAGAAGCAATAGATTGGGTCTGTCCATATCTCCATTACACCATCAAGGAAAGCACCGCCCAGTCCCTCTTTATAGGTCACATACAAATTACTAGCTTCGGTATTCCTTGCGCACTTCCATGATGTTGCAAGGGTAAGCTCCTGACTCTTACCGACACGGGCAGGCATGTGTACGAACAATTCATCTAGTTCGTCATCCTCAAGAGCTTGTAGTTTATCCGTAACAAGCTTTAATGTCTTTCTACGTGGCTCATAGAAGCGTTCCCGTCGCTTTCTATTCTTCTCCACATACAGCATATAGCTGTCAAGGATATCTCTTGCTTCAATCTTTAAAATGTCATAGTAGGTATCGAGAATCTTGTAATCCGTCTTATTCTCCTGTGCGTATTCCTCAAGCTGTGCAAACGTACCTCCAGTCTGTATCCGTATCATGTCGTTTACAAGCTGTTTTGCTTTCGCAGCTACCATTTTCCCGTACTGAATGTCTTTCTCATCCTTATATGCAGTTTGCGTGGCAAGGACGTAAGCTTGTAGAACAGATTCATCAAGTCCATGCTTCAAAAGATAATCATCATATCCTTTTACAGCATCCATCAGATATTTGCTTGCCATAAAAAAAGCCCCCTAACTAAAAAGTTAAGAGGCACTCCCCTGTCCCGGAACCGCACTCGGTTCTCAGCTCTTTATTTCTTTCTCTTTGTGGCTTGTAATCTTAACACCACCTCTTGTCGGTCTTATTGTCACTGTATATCCTTTTGTGATTAGTTTTGCCATATTGACCGATTCTTTGTTAATTCTCTCACTAATCATTCTTTCCATCTGCCATCACCCACCGAATCAGTACAATTACCGCATAAATACCCAGTGCTACTTTTATGTTGAAAGCAAGACCGAAGCACCAGCAAATAAATTTTACAAATGCTGCTACAATTGCGAACCCTAGCATACAAAATAAAATCATCAGCATTGCTACAGACAGCGTATAGAATATCTTTCTCATGTATCATACCTCCATAAATCGGAACAGCCGGTTATGATCCGGCATCGCCCTTTTAAGACAGCTTTATTTTTTTTGGGCAGGGCATTTTACTTTAAACTATGTTCCGTAAGCGGTCACATGACCGCATAGCCACGAATAATGTTGATTGGAATTGTACATAGAAGATTAAAAAAACTATATTTTGCAAAAGATGCATGTAATTGCTTTGTTTTTTTGTTACGTTTTGGACTCCGTGGCATGATCCAAAGAAAAATTGCAAATTTGAATGAGGGTTTCCCCTTATCCCTCAAGGTAGGGATCATTTTCTGCCAGCATGACGATAAGTCTGAGCGTTCGGTTGCGACCCTTGGCTTCTTACCGCTGTCATAAGCACGCACAGGACTGATACCTGTAAATTTCACGGTTCTTTCAGAAAAGTCTTTATGTCCTTTATACGTTGACATCATCTTGTTTTCATTTTTGCCATTCCGCTACTCTCACAAACCTCTTGCGATTATTTCAAGGCATATCGGCTTCTTTTGAGTTTTCCTCTCTTACCGTAGTCTCTCACACCACGTCCAAGCGGATTATTCTTGCACCGCAAGCGTCTATTATTCGCCGACCACAAGGGTTCTGCTATTGATTCCTCTATGAGGATACACTACACAGCGTCCGTGCATGGTTCCCATACACCATCATGCCATCAAAGGCACTCCGTCAGTCCTACAGGCAGGTATCCCCACCTGAACTTCCTAGTATGCTATGCATCTCAGCAAGGCTGAAAAACCTTTCTTCACTGAGTTCATCCTATTTGCAAAACCGTCTGTCGGACTTGCACCGACCACCGCAGAGAAGAAAGAAAAGAAAGCAAAAATAAACTCTGTGGCTCCTATCTTAAGACGGTTACGTGGTTTGCCGGTGAAAGGCAGATAAGTACCGGAAGAGTACCACGCAAACTCGAAACCGACATGCGGACTTGCACCGCACTCACGCCTAGCAGTGGAATTGAACCACCAGGAGTAATCCTCCCGCACCTAGCTATGGAATCGAACCATACTCACACTATGCTATCGGTCGTTTACTTATGTACATTTTCAACGATTTACAGTACAGGTTGTGACACCTATACTGTCTCCGGCTATACGGTCTCAAAAGGCTTGAGTTTCACAACTTACGAATAATTAAGGAGGGCTACAACACCCAAAGCCTGCCGTGAGTTTTGACACTCCCTTTATTCAGCGTTCCGCTAGCAGGCAATATTATGAAAGGAGATCCATTGAAAATGAACCTACTGCGTCGGCATCTGATATGTTGTTACAAACTTCGTGTCATAAGCTTTCACGAGACTGTCAAATGCTCCCTTTGCTTTCTCACTGTCCTCATAATCTCCAAGAAGCACGGTTCTTCCACCACTACCTATGGCGTATACATGGTTATCGTCTACGCTGATGTCATATCTATCTATATTGATTGATCTATCTCTCCTCTGGTTGATTACTCTCATTCCTACCACCTCAAGAATATATATGCTGTTGCTGAAAATACAAAGAACAATGCACTCATGAACCCTGTCATTCCATCTTCCTGTTTCTTTGCGCTATCTATCACTGCCGGTATTACCGTTAAGGCTAGTGCTATATACACGATTGCTAATACTGTTGTTACCATTTTTGACCCCTTTTTATTTTTTTGAATTTGGATGGGCTTTTTGTTTTTTGGGAATTTGGAGGACTTAAAAGGCCAGTTTTCGGATTCCCTATAGACACCCTCCCCGCCTATCGAACATGTGTTCTTTTATCTTTCATCTATACGACAAATACATATTTGAACTATAGATAAATGAGATAAAACTTAATATCGCTACAATGTCAATGATATTATTTAATCACTTGTAACGATATTTTTTGTATATTAAAATATATCAATCATTTTTACTGTCTAAACGCGGTAAAGCT